ACAGAAACATCGGCTCCAGCCGTAGCAGAAACCGTGCCAACACTACCGGTAGCCTCTAGCCCCGTAACAACAGTGCCCGAACCTATGTTCACCGTTACGGAATCGACTTGCCCTGTAGCCGCTACGCCGGTAACGGAAACATTGGCTTTCGCATCCGCCGTTATAGATCCGACTTGCCCTGTAGCAGCGAGGCCCGTAACAGACACATTGGCTTCTGTTGTAATAGAGACTGTGCCAACATTTCCCGTAGCCGCTACGCCCGTAGCGGGAACATCGCTTGCCCCGGCTACCGTAACGGTGCCGACTTGGCCTGTCGCCGATACCCCAGTAACCGATACAGATAAAGGACTACCCCAAGCCCCTTCTGACCACGCTCCTCTTCCCCAACCCGCAATAAGTGCCATTTATGCCACCTAAATGTTTTAAGCTATGCGGATAATAGCGTTACTTGCGTCGGCGGTTGGAAACACAATTGTAAAATCCCCGGCAGTTGACGTTTTGTCACCACCAAAGTCTAAAACAACTACAGAGGGATCCCCTGAAGCAGTGTCATTATATATTAATGCACCACGAGCAGTAATTGTTGCGCTAGAAAAAGTTAAGTCTGAAAAATCCGTAAAGGCTGTAGTTCCAGAAGTGGTGGGATTGACGTTTGTCAAACCTGCGCCTCCGGCAGAATAACCTGTCCCAGATACTTCGTTACTGGCGGTGTATGCGGTGGTTGCCGCAGTAAAAGATGCACTGTTTGTGTAAAGCGCTAGTTTAAAACTATTGCCCCCAGATGCTAAAAAATTGTGCTTAGCTTCAAGTAACTCTTTCTTGAAGCTTGTGCACATAAAATTTCCCGAAAATGCCATGTCACAGTCTCCTTAATTGCTCAGCAAGTTCCTTGTAACCTGCTTTTGATAGGGTGTTGTATGTTGTAGTTCTATCACTTTTTATAGCTTCACGCATGTAAAAAGCTAAAACCTTGACGATGTGTTGTCTAAACGCATAAGCCTGATCGCGGATACCCGGATGGGAATCTTCCGATATTTGAATGATCTTATCAGCACAACGCTCTGCAACTTCTTCTGGCGTAAACCCGCGTTCATGCGTGGTTTCCACCAAAACTTTATAATCCGTAGGGATGTCTACTTCTAATGCTTTTATCATTGTTTGGGCCTAATTACCTTTCCTGTACGATATTCATCGGTTACCTCTTTAGTTTCCCCGAACATTTTTAAACCCATAATTGATTCACCAAACCGTTTTTCATACAAAGCCTGCATATCAGGCTCACCTTTCATAAAAATATACGCTTCCATTAAACTGCCGTAAAGCATAGCTAATTCGGCGTTTTCACTAAGCCAAGTAGTCCCAGTTCCCGCTCCCGCGGTCAAGCTTGCGGGACGATAAAAATAATGTAATTCAGCAGCATAGTTTGCATCAGGGGTAGGACCAAGAATGAAGTTATTTAAGTCAAAGACAGCATAGTACCTTGGACCCCCTACTGTAGTGGGATCCGGGTTAAACTGTTGAACATAATCAGCATCTTTAAAATCCAGAAAATTAGCGTCGTTATTTGCATCGGTATACGACAAGGAATACGGAGCTAAGAAATCAGTGGGGCAGGCTAAATACTTGTTAGACGCGGTTACCGACCCTGACACGTTTTTACGAAATAAACTAAGCTGAACATTCTTTAAAATTCTCTCTTCGGAATTTCTAATAAAAATAGGAATATTATTAACGAACGTAGTTTCGTCGTTTTCGGTGTAGTCTTGAATAGCCTGTTGAAGCTCTGTGTATGTAAAACTCATGTTGTCACCGTAACCATGCCAACTTGCCCAAAACCTTGCGGTGGCAGCAAATTAGGTGCCTCTACTGTTGGAATCCCTACATATACATCAAACGGCTCCACTATATCCGGCCGTGCGTCTTTTAAAGCCTCTGCATCAACAACTTTACGAAAAGGACCAAGCTGCGGATGTTTTGGCTCCCATTCGTCTTTTCCTACTAGCAAGCCGTTCCATTCTTTACGCATGTCTTTATACCGATACCGGAAACCGGATCGGTCTGAAATAGCGTAGGAATCTTTACCGCTTGCAAACTTTGCCATTACGTGGTCCTAAAATACTGGTATTGCGGCACTACGTTAAAGGACGAACGATCCCTGTCTTCTGTTGCGGCCCGTTCAAACTCTTCCTCATAAATAGCTTTCAAAAGCTGAACTCTGTTCGGTGCTCTTTTTACGGCTATGTAATAGGCTAAGCCCGCTGCCAAGCAAGGGTAAAACCGAAACGGCATATCCATCGTGTTGATAAAAGTGTCCGCGTCATCCATGCGAGTAAGGGCGTCATAGACCACAACATCTGTGCTATTTTCTGGAACAGGCCACAACTTTAACTCAGGCGTTACCTGACGGTCTAAGAAAAACTGGTTTGCTCTTCCTTCAGTAGTTTTGTTCGGAATAGACAAATACTCGTCTCGGCTAAGACGATCTAAAGAATAGTCAGTTCCGCTACGGCGCACAATTACCGATAAAACGTCGATAACATCGTTATTTAAAGCGTAATTTCCCGTTCCTTGTGTCAGAGCCTGTGTTCTTTGAACAATGGTCCATTGGTTTAGACCACGGTTTGCCCACTCAGCCAACATTAAATTGAGCGACCGCTTGGCAGACTTTAGGTCGTAACCTGTACGAACCTCAAGACCACAGCGCTCAAACGCCTCCTCAATGTAATCGGAAACGTCTAACTCAAAATCTGTGCTGCCGGATGTAGCCACCTTACTTCTTCTTTACCATACCGCCGCCGCGCATCTTCTTTACCATGCCACCACCGCGCATCTTCTTTACCATACCGCCGCCGCGCATCTTCTTGACTGCGCCGCCCTTTTTCATCATTTTACGTGGTTTCATCGCCATTTTTTAATCTCCTGTAAAGATCTGCTCTTTCCTGAAAAATTTCTTCAGCATTGTATTCTTCTAGATACTTATCATAATAACCTTTTTCCGCAAGTTTGTCTGCTGATTCCTGCACCTTGGATAAACGCTGCACGAAAATCATTGCATACTCATCGTCAATCACCTGCATAAAGCTTTGGTCGTCTATGAAATCATTGGCTTCATCATGCGGATGAAAGCCCATGACCCACATATCCCGGTCTATAAAGACCCCCATAGATATTGCTTCGTTTAACTCCCGTAAGTAATCGTGAAAAACGTCAGGATCCTCTGTAAAATTTAGGTCTACTATAATAACTAAATCTAAACTGTCTTCCCACTGAGATAAAGTGCTATACAAAACCTGCATATTATCGTCATATTTAAAAAGTAAAGCTACCTTTTCATCGGTCCAAGCTTTTTGTGCATAAGGGCACGGCGGAAGGTTGTTGTAAAAAGAATTAGGCTTACTAAGCGTGTGCTCCGTCCACGCAATTATTTCTGCACAGATTTGTTGCTCTTTTCCGGTGTTGAAAACAATCATATTCATGCTTGTGACACTGACCCTTTAGTGCGCTTTCTTCTGCCGTTTATAACCGCGCCACAACCTCTCGCGACAGCCGTACCGGGGATACTGCTGCCACGAAACCTGCGTTTCGCTTTAGTTTCATAGCCCGCAACGCCCCCATTAGCCATTTTCTTTACTTTGGCAGCCTTAGTGTTTGCCACAACCTGCTTTCCTTTAGCTCCTTCACGCTTCTTTTTACGCGCTGTCGCAGCTCGTTCAGCTTTTGATAAACTTTGAGCTTTACGTCTAGGAAGGCAACGGTCAGGGTTACGCTTATCTTTTGACGTACCGCATGAACCCGAAATATTACCCGAGCTATCAATTCTGACCCAATCCTCATCTAACCACTCCTGTAATTTACCCATTATTTACCCTTTCGTTTGCCACCTTTAGACTTTTTGGCGTAGTTAGGGTCTTTACAATATTTTGAGGCGGCGAGATTTGCGTATGCACTCGGATATGTGTCAAACGTGCGCTTTGCCCACGCCTTACCTTCAGGGCATATAGTGCCGCCCTTCTTCATTTTAACAACGCCGCCTTTAGCCATTCTTCTAACGGAACAAGCGCCTGCGCCTAAATTAACTCGTGTCATGATAACACCGCCACTAATGCTATTACTGTAGCCGCAAGTTGCAGAGCAATGCCGCCAAGGATAGCCCAGACCTTTATATCCAGACGGTCTATGTCCTTTTGCATATGAGCAAGATGGTTGTTTTCCAACCGATGTAAAACGGCCTGAATAACCTCAACCTTTTTGTCTAGTTCTGCAACTGTTGGCTTGCTCATTTTAACATTTCCACCTTTTACGGGCCTGCCTCAAACGGCTGTTTGGGTCTCTAGCTGCTTTAGGAAATTTTTTCATTTGTCCGGCAGAACGCGCACAGAAAGACTTACGACGCTTTGCATCCTTACTACCTTTTTTGACCTTGCCGGTTACAGCGGTCTTTAACTTTGAGCCGGGGTTTGCGCGTCTATACGCCGCTACTCCAGCCTTAGTCATCCCCGCTCCTTTTTCAGTGGGGCGAAAATTCTTCTTGTTGCGGGGAGGCATTTTGGCTTTTTTGCGTTCAGCCACTACAAGTCACCCCCGTTTTGAATGTAGATAAACTCCATTGACGCGGACACATTGAAGTCAACTGAGCCTGAAGAAGAAAACGCTCTCATCTCTAAGTCTGTTTTTTCTGTGAACCTTAATGGAAAAGTATAAAACTGTTCGTGTGCGCCATCTGTA